AAACAGATATTGAAATGAGAGCAAAATCTTCAGCAACAAGTTCTATATCTGGTGGATTTGAATTAATCCTAGAGAAAGTGGTTCAAAGCTAATGGCTAAGAGACCTAGAACAACTGGCGAACATATTGTTGCTCTCTATGGTCACATTACAGGATTAAAAAAAGATATTTTAACAATTAAAAATAATCATCTTCATCACATGCACGAAGATATAGAAAAAATTGATAACAAATTAGATAAAAAATTTGATGCCATGACTAATTGGTTAATTGGTGGAGTAGGTGCAATTGCAATTTTGTTCTTAGCACAAATACTTTATTTTTTATCGAAATAGTTTATAAACAACTTATGATTTATAAATCAGTGTTAGTGATTTCCGATACTCATGTGCCTTATCATGTTCCTGAATTAATTCCATATTTGAAAGCATTAAAATCTAAATATAAAAATTTTGATAAAGTGGTTCACATAGGGGACGAACTCGATAAACACGCATTATCGTTTCATGATTCTGACCCCGATCTTCCTAGCGCTGGCGACGAATTGAAATTATCTTTACCTACTATTCATGAATTAGAAAAACTATTTCCTCAAATGGATTTAATGGATTCAAATCATGGAAGTTTAGTTTATAGACGAGCATTAAAACATGGAATACCAAAAGCATATTTAAGAAATTATAATGAGTTTTTACAAGTTGGTAAAGGTTGGAAGTGGCATGATGATCTAACTATAGATACTCCATTAGGAAAAGTTTATTTCTGTCATGGTAAAACTGCAGATGTCATGAAATTAGCACAATCGATTGGAATGAGTGCAGTTCAAGGACATTACCATTCATCTATGGGTGTAGGATATTATGGAAACAGTTTAGGTTTATATTTTGGGCTTCAAGTGGGTTGCATGATAGATAATAAATCGCTTGCATTTAGATACAATAAAGTTCAAAAAGCTAGACCAATTATTGGTTGTTCTGTAATCTATAATGGATTACCTATAATTGAACCATTTATTAAGGATAAATCTGGTAAATGGATAGGAAAATTATTATAATTTAACAAAGGATATATTATGACCTCAAATAAGCTAAAAAACACCCTTTTAAAGAGCCATAGAGCCACACAGAACAACGATTCAGCATTTTCCGATCAAGTAGCTGGGAATCACTATAAGACCCTTAAAATTCAACCTTTAGAGTATTCTATGGCAAATGAATTTAATGCTTGTCAAACTCATGTTGTTAAATATATTTCTAGATACAACAAGAAGTGGAAAGATAAAAAAGATCAAATTAAAGATTTAGAAAAAGCAAAGCATGTAATTGATATGCAAATAGAATTATTAAAGAAAGAATAAAATGTACTTGAAAATTTTAGGAATGGGATTAAAAACGATTTCGCATATTTATTCTAATAGACAAAAAACTAAAATGTTAATTTCAGATGCAGAAAAATTGCACGCTGAAAAAATGGCACGAGGCGAAATTGAATATACACAACTTATTAAAACTGATCAGCAAAATTCGTGGAAGGACGAATTTGTTTTGGTTCTTGTTAGTCTTCCTATTCTTTTATTGGTGTGGAGTGTCTTTAGCAACGATCAAGATATTAAGTCAAAGTTAGATTTATTTTTTCAATACTTTAATGAACTACCTATGTGGTTTCAAATTTTATTTGTATCTGTTGTTGGTGCTATTTATGGTATAAAAGGCACAGAATTAATTAAAAGAAAATAGTCGCATTTAAAATAACAATCCATTAATATATTTTAATGGACAAGATTAAAGTAGATGCAGTAATTGCAAGTTTAGAACTTCAATTAGAAACAGCAAATAACCCCTATGGTTCATTTGTGTCTTTTCGTTTCGTTGATACATTTCCATATTTTCCTAAAGTCAATCAAATGGTTTCTGAAATTAAAAGAAGAACTGATGTAGATTTAATTGATTATGAATATACTTATACTGGCATTCATGAAGATACTGATTTAACTCATTTAGAAATAACTAGAAATTAATGGGGGATTTCTCCCCCACAATATTATTTTGTTAGTTTTTCGATTGCTAGATTATTAATAGATTGTTGTTTTAAATGATCACAATATGAATGACCATTTTTAGCTTCAACTTTTGAATAAAGATATAATTTCTTTTTATCAGAAAGTTCTTTTTTAACTTTCATATATCTTTCATCATTAGTAGCTTTAACTTTAGCAAGAGAAACAGATAAAGATTCATTAGTCATTTTTTCATTAACGACATAATCAAAAACTTCTTCTGCTTGGTCTTTAACTTCATCATATTCTATTTCAGCTTTTACTAATCGCTTATCTAAAGCATCAACATAAGCTAATATTCTATGAGGGTCAAAAACCTTTGGTCTAACCTCTATATATTTAGGCTCACTACTCATTAACCTAGTTCTTGTTCGTATTGATCTGGGTTAAAATCAGTTGGACTTTCTTTAGCCCATTCTATTTCACTATCTGGAAGTTTATCATCAGTTAGTTCATAACCTTGATAGTTTTGTGGCATAGATTGTGCAATAGGTTTTGGTTTATTATAGCCAGCAGTATTATAAGGTTTAACCATATAAAAAACTATAGCTTGTTCTTTACCATTATTCCATTGAGTAGCTTGACCATCTTGAGTTTTGCTACCCCATTTTCCTACAAATCCAGCTTGAATGTATTTCTGAATTTGTGGAGAATTTAACCATTCATGTATTTGATCTAATCTATATAGCTTTTTAGTTAAGCTACATTGAAATTGAGATTTAGTTGATGATGCTTGGAACTCAAACTTAGGCGATTGTTTTCCTGTGCTATACATCTTGAGAGTTAAACCTGCGAAAGGCAAGTTTTGTTTTTGTGTTTGCATGTTTTTCCTTTTTGTTTCATGTTTTTATTTTTGTTTATGTATTTCCTTTGCTCTGCAAATATGCAATGCTCCTAGAAATGCATTAAACATTTGTTTATTTAAAGGAAGTTCTTTAACTTCAATATTTCCATCAGTTTTTGGTAATCTAATAATTAAACCTTTAGAAATTTTTAGTTTAGTTTCTTCCTCATATGCTTCTTTATATGCATTTAACTGTAATGTGTAGTCAAATGATATATGATTACTTGTTTTAATATCTCCTAAAACAAGCTCACCTTTCTTATTTTTTAAGATAAGGTCAAGAGTACCAGCATAATTGTATTTTTTAGAAAATATTTTTTTTTCTAATTCTACAACTTTATACTCTTGTTGATTCCACCAATCTATAAAATGGTTCCAACAATTTATAACCTTTTTATCTGATTGTTTAGGAATTTTTTTTCCTTTTAGAAAGTCTTCAATCAAACCATGAACAACTGTTCCAACAAGTCCAGCATCTTTTTTAATTTCTTCTGTCTTGTTTTTAGCTTGATCTATTATTCTTTCTAAAGATACTCTATCTAATTGATCTCCAGCATCTAAAAGATTGTTAATAGAGTTTTTTATTTCTCTTATAGGAGTAGAAATTAACCAACCCTGTAATTCTGGTTTTGGAACTCCATTACTACAAATACCAGTAACACTTTCTACTTTTTTACCATCAAATAAATAAAGATGTTTGTCATCATCATAATCTAATGTTAATCCATTTTTTAAATTATATTTAATATACATTTTTACCTTTCTTGTTATTAAAGATGTTACCTAAATAATCGGGTAAATCAAATTGATAATATTGTGATAAACAGAATAGTTTAGAAGCATCTAATTTTATACCTTTTTCAAATTTATAAAGATCATAAATTGAATTAAAATATATTTTATTATCTTCAACTACTGCTTCTGCAGTTCTTTTGTTTTTTAGTCTAATACTTTTAAATTTTAGACCAACTATTTGATTAAATAATTTAGGACTAGGTTTTTTATTGAGTTCAAAAATCATACCTTTAATTAAATAATCTGTTTTTAATTGCTTATTCATATATTATTCCTTTCTAATTTAAAACAGAATGACCACGATTATTTAAACACTTTCTATATAAAGATTCATATTTAGTATCTAAATTTTCGCTAACTGACCAATAAAGAATATTAGAAATAAAACTAGAATTATCTTTAGCAATCATTTTGCAGTGTTGTAAATCATTAGTTATTTCTACAGATTTACTTTCATTAAAGGTTCCACTTTGACCAGCAGAATCAATAACTGGATTATACGCACAAGCTTGTACGAATAGCATTAAACA